AGCACAGACCTTTGTTACATATTTATATTGATTATAGGCAGGCCCGTAACGGCCAGCTGCAGCTGCGGGGCAGCGACAGGGAAGCGGCAGTAGCGCTACTGCGACTACAGGACAGCTGCCAGGAAGCGGCAGTAGCGCTACAGCGGCATGCCCGTAACCGCTGCGCTAGGCTATTTAATAATTCTTTATTTCATTTTCTTTACCAAGCTATCGTCGACTTCCTATCGCAAGTCTACAGTATTAACAATGGCATACATTGATCTGTCTTCTCCCGTGCCTTACGTCGTCGACCTGACGTCTGACTCTACCATCGGTTCTTCGGTGGGGTCAACTGTTGACTACGCCAGGACTATGCCTTACGCCAACCCCCTCGAGAACCCCCTGGAGGACTACGTGGACGCAGTCTACATGGGCAACAGCTCTGGACGCCCGGTGCCCAAGGGCGCCAAGTCAAGGCTGACTGCCACTGAGGACCATGTGGCTGTAGATGACGCTGCCAGGCAGCTTAGCTTTGACTTTGACAATGTTAGGGACGCTTTGCCCTTTGCTTTGTGGAATGACAGGGCTGTTGTGGTGGTGAGGCCTGAAATGTAATCCAGTGCTTGTTACAACAGGTGTTTCTAAACCCCACCAACTACTTGTCACAATAATACTTCCGCCTTATCATAAAATCAAAACTAGGCTCGTCTGCATTGTTAAGGGCGGTACCGCCAAAAGGGTTAGAAATACTGCCCTCAGCTAGGGTCTTATCCCATAATGCTGCAGATGGCAAAGATGTCAGCGCAGGGCAAAATGCCTTCAACAGGAGATACACCCTAGAGGGAGGTTTAGGGTCCCTATGACGGGTTGTGGTATCCACGTCATAGTCTGCACCATCACCAACATCAACATGCACTGCATTGTTCCCAACACTATAGTCCAAGTTAATGGCCTTGTTCATCTTCAGAAAAATCTTGGCTTCTTGAATCTTGCCAGTAGTGGTATTCAAGTCAATACTAGTGGTAGGACCTACGGTCCACTTCCACTTCTTCAACACACGCATCTTCTCCGGCTTGTGTGTAGAAATTTGTAGATTGTTAAAGAGAAGAGGCCGCTCCATGTAGCTAATGTTGTTCTTGCCAGCAGGGTTGTCAAGTGGGCCCATGTGCAAATTACCAAAGTCATTGCTAAACTGCACCAACTGTGCCTCAAACTTGGTAGTACGCTTGCGTGCTCCATAAAGGTTCAACCTAATGTCAATCCATTTGAGGTAAACCTTGCTAATATTATTGTATATACCATTGTCTGTACCAGAGGTAATGGTCCACGTATTAGTCGTGGCATCACCATCCGGCACCTGGCCCCTAATGCTACTACGTGCATAGTCAGCACCAAATCCTGAATTCTGCCAGCCTAGCTTGTATCCAACATTCGAATAGGGTGGCACGGCACCATCATTGTTGAAGCTAGTCAAGTCAAAAATAGCCATAGGCAACCACCTAGGGTCATTCTCCCCGATGCTAGTGTGATAACTTAGGCGGGCATATCCACCATTCGTGTCGAAGTTAGTGAGTCCCTGAAACCTATCCTGACGGCTGATGGTTGTCGGGTACAAGAACTTCTTTAATGTAGGCCTCTGAATCCTGGCTGTCCTCTTCCATTGGTACAGCTCGTTCCCCGGCCCCTGGTTTAAGTAGTTTGGAAGCCCTCCGAAGCGCTTCCTTCCAAAACCCCTGGATTTCTTGGCTATCCGGGGTTTGCTCATGTTCATCTTCCTCTTGCGCCCAACTGTGGGCCGAGACTTCATATACCTGCGTACCCGCTTGACTGCATAGCGTGCACCCCGAGCTACTACTGCTGCACCTGCTCCTATAGCTGCTGCTCTCCATCTTCCGTATCCACGTTTAACCATTTATAACAATAACTGTTTTACAACAGGGGGCCACTGTTTATATACGCGTGGTCTCAGAGCCAAAACCCTAAACCCCATCCCTGCTAACCCCCGGTCAATACACAAACGGTTGGTCATTGTCCTACGTGGTTCAGACAGGGGCTAAAGGTTTGGGTGGTTGATCACTACACAGGGGGGTTGGTCACTGCACGCCAGCTTAGCACATGCGTGACCTTGAAACGCCGCTTCACGGCAATGAGCATCTCATCCGAAAACAGCTGCTCAGGCTTATAGTTGCTAGTCACTATCAGCTTCTCAGGGCGGATGCAGATGGCACCACCCTTGGTCTCTGCCAGGAAGCTGTACTTGTCCCCCCAAATCTTCAGGTGGTGGCCCAGCTCCTTGCAGTCAAAGTCATCAAGGATGACGTACTTCTCATCCTGGTACCCGTCCCACCACTTGTTCTGCATCTTCAGGTAAGCACCAGGGTACTGCTCACGTGCAAGGTGGGACTTCCCGACGCCAGGCTCCCCATAGAACCACTCGCCAGTAACGTCCTGCTGATCCTCAGGCTTCACCATGTGGTCCTTCTTGATCTCCTTCATGGTGCGGTAGTAGCGGACACGGATGTCCTCAGGAATGTCATCGAGACGGCCATGCTTGGCCGCCTCAAAAGCCTCTGCCCAGCGCTCCTTCTCTGACTCTCCACGTGGCAATGGCAGGGTGCCAACCTCCACGAAGTCCCCCTCCTTGGTGCAGTAGGTGCGGTTCTGCAGGGGGGAACCACGGGCTATCTCCCAGTGGGCTGTCTCCAGCAGCTTCTTGACAGCTGACAGGCGCTGAACGCCAAGGAACATGCAGTAGCCCTGGAGATGCCTGGTGCCAGTCTCGGGGGCAACCTCAACACCATACACTACATACTTGCAGTCCCAACCAGAAATCTCGAACAAGTCGTCCTCGCTATAATTGTTAAGCGTAAAGCACCAGGCGCGGCTTGACATTCTTGTAACTGTAACGAAGGTCTGTGGTAATACTA